ACTGGTCTAAACTATCAGAGTATGAACAAGAAGATAATACTGTAGCGATGCAGACAATGGCTTGCTCTGGCGATGTCTGTGAAATTGTAGATTTAACATAAGGAGATACCATGTTACAACCAATTAAAGGATCATATTACAGAAGGTTTCAACCTCAGTCATACGCAGAGAATGACAGCAAGGCTAAGACAACAATAACTAATTATCTAGAAAGTCATGGGCATACTATTCTTGATACAGAGGAAGACTTTTCTTTTGACATAAAGAGTGAGAAGAATGGTGGTATGTATTACTCTGAAGTAGAGATGAAGAACCAATGGACAGGTGATTGGAATCCTAAGTGGAAAGAGATACGTATACCTTACAGAAAGTACAGGCTTATAAACAAGTACAAGAAAGTAGAGGGTGACAATACTTATTGTAACTTCTACGTCATACGTAGTGACTGTAAGCAAGCATGGAGAATCAAAGACTTTCAACTTAATGAAGATTGTGCGAAGGAGATATGGTTAGCCAACGCTAGACGGTATGAATACTTCTTTCACATTCCTTACGGTGAAGCAGAACTTATAGAGGTGTAGCATGGTAAAAAATAAACAAGAAGAAGAAGAATTTGAAATTGAAGATTTGTTCGATGATGTGGAGGACTATGTAAATAGTCCACCTCATTATGGTCAAGGTAGGATAGAATGCATAGAATACATAAAAGATTTTCTATCAGATAATGAATACACTGGCTACCTTCGGGGCAACATAGCTAAGTATCTTCACCGTTGGAGGTATAAGAATGGTGTAGAAGATTTAAAAAAAGCTCAATGGTATCTTGAGGCTTTAGTACAGCAGCAGTCTAGGAAATAAAATGAAGAGTATAAAAAAGAAAACTCTCGAACAAGAAGCTCAAGAGTTTCGTAAAATAAAAATTGTTAAAGAGCCACCTATGTCAGCTCGTATATATCTAGCAGGTCAAGCACTGTCAGGGTTGCTTGCCGCTAGTCGTGGTGGTTCTGTTAGGCTTGAAGAGGTAAAGAGAGAAGCCTACGAGTGGGCAGATAGGATGTTAGAAGATTAGTTAGTTGCTCTTTTCTTGAGGTATTTCTCGTACTCTAGGTATGCCTCAAGAGTATCTAGCTGTTCATCTGTAAGATCTTTGAACTCAACCTTTTCTCCTGTTTGTTCTTGCATCATGGCAAGACCTCTATCAATCTTAGCCCAGTTATACTTACTACCTATGTCTATCATCTTAGATAAAACTATATCATCAGTTTCATATATACCACGTTCCATAAAGGTTAGTGTAGTTGATCTAGCATCACTAAGCATATTGTTTACTAAGTTTGTTCTCCACTCTAATGTGGGTATTATCTTACGAGAACCTTTAGCTTCTCTAAACTTAGGACTTCTCATCAGTTCAGACGACATGTGTTCTACAACTTCATGGAATAGTTGATTGTATCTATTGTCTGCCTTAGCACTTTTAGTTCTTAAGTTAGCCAAGTAAGTTGGTCTACCGATAATACTCAACACCTTCTTAGTGTCAGTCATTTCAACTTCTCTGTAGCCAAGTTGTTTAGCTGCATCTAAAGTTATTTTACCAGTAGCAGCATTAAACTTTTCTTCAGATATATCTTCACCACCTACTACAGCAATAATCTGATCCATATAACGTAGTGAATTATTTAACATTTCACTACCGTCTTTTCTATTGACCATCTTGTAGTCATTACCTCTGGCTAAACCAACCGCAGTATTAACAGGATCTAAAAATCTAGTTGACCCCGATATAGCCTGAGAAAATATTTTTTCCCAAGGTTTAAGAAACTCTCTTCTTGCTCTGTCACCTTCTGGAGTTTCCCAATCTGTTGCGGCAGTAAGTGTAAGATCTCCTAAGCCTTCAGTAATTTGATTAAGTTGTCTGGTAAGTTGACCGGGACCAATTATTTCTATGATTTCAACCATTTCATCTTTTGGTGGTCTTCCACCTGTAAAACCATACGATATAAGTCTACCTATACCTTTGGCATGAGATAATGGAAAGTCATACTTTACATCTTTAACACCACCAGTTTTGTCGTCAATAGATTCATTCCAGTTTAATCCAAGCTCTCTATTTAATATTTCATTTTGAGCTAACCCTGCTACAGCTGACCAACCTACTGCACCACGAACAGCATTTTCTCTAATACCTCTCTGAGTTTTTGTATTAACTTTTGCTGCTTGTAGTAAAAACGTAGCGCCACTCATGTCAGACATAAGAGCTACAGTATTGTTAAAGAATCTACCAAAAGGTATTAACAAACCAAGACCTGCAACATCTCTAGCTTCTTCTATAATTTTAGGCACAAACCCTGCGTCTTTATACGACAGAGCAAAGGTAGCTTTTTGTGTTTCGTATACTGATTTGTTTAGTATATCCGTATACTCTTTACTTGCCATAAATTTAGCAGCGTTGGGATCATTAAAAAATTCATTAAAGTCTTTCTTAAAACCTATTCTTAATCCTTTATCTAATTGATATATAAACTCCTGAGACTTTGTAAGTATGTCTTGACCATGTACAAAGTTTATTGTTTGTAGTATATCAATACCTTTATCAACTTGTAAACCCATCATGCTTTTAGAGTAATCCACATCACCACCAAAAGCTTTCTTTAAAGCATCATCAACTTCGATACCACCATTCATGGCAAATGTAAGTTGCCTTAGTGCATCAGGATTTTTATTTGCTATAGACATGTATGCATCATAGGTCATTTCTGTGTCCATAAGATTTTTTAATCTTTGTTTTTGTGCTATTGCTAGCTGCCTAAAAATACGTAAAGACTCTGCAGCATTCTTACCATCACCTAACATTTTATTTAAACCTGCTTGACCTAAATAAGTTAAAGCAAGTGCAGCATCAGTAATTGTATTTATACCCAAAGCAGAACCGTAACCTACTAGGTTAAGATAAGATGTACTAGGAGCTGTAACAAGTAGACGAATAACCTTACGCTGTGCATCTACTACAGTTTGATTTACCTTACCTAACCAACTAACTTTCTTAGTATCTTTAAGATCTAGTTTGTTGTCTATGTTAAGTAGTGCTGCAGCAGCATCTGATATAGATACCCCCTCAGCCTGTGTTCTTGATATACCTAACCTTTTTGCAAACTGACTTGCAGCATTCATTAAGCGACCTTGATCACTCATCTTTTTTGCAAAGATGTCTGCAAAATTTTCCATGTTTATTTTTCTTTTACCTGCTTTATCACCAAGATCTACCATCTTGATGCCAGTAGCTTTAGTAAAATCTTTTATGAATTGTTTTGCAACTTTAGGGTCAGTCTTTTTTAATACATCTGCAATATAATTAGATACACCATCTTCAGGTGTACGTTTTATAAATACATGTCCTTGCTCTGCAAAAATTTGAGCCATACCTTTTATACCAAGATCATCATCACCCATCAAAAATTTAATAAAGAAATCTGTATCTAAGTCTTGAAGCTCTGCACCACGAAGTGCTTTATCTCTTAATGTCTCTGTAAAAGGTGTATTTTCTTTTACAATTCTTAGAGCTTCTCTTGGATCAAATTTCTTTGGTACTTCTACATCTATGTCTGGCTGTGCTAGTGCATTCTTATTTTTCTGTAGTGCAACTGTACCAAACCTTACACCCCCAATAATCATAGTGCCTACACCTGCAAGACCTAGATTAATTTTATTAACTTCTTCTTGTACACCAGTTCTTACAAGACCTTTTTCATAGGCATAAGCAGAACCTACATTGACTGCCATTTCGACAGCCATGTTTGCAGTTATCTCTTTTGCATTAGACTTAAGTCTATTCTTAATTGTGTCGGGAATTTTATCTCTAGCTTCTTTTTTAGCAACTGCTTTAGCTGCATTATCTTTAGAAACTTTTTTAAATGTTTCAGTAAACACTTTATTAGCTGCTTTCTCTGCAGCTTCTGCGGCAACACCTTGTTGTAGTTGCCTTCTGTAACTGGTTATAGCAGCTCTCTGTGCTAGTTTAGCAGCAGCTTTACTACCAGTGCCAGTAAACAGTTTACCTATACCAAAACCAACTAGGTTAACTGGATCAGCTAGTGTAGTTCTTGCGTAGTCTCCTACAGCTTCT